TCCTATAGCTTCATTACCGGAAGTAGAGAATTGGATTGAAACATGGTCATTCTTTGAAACAATTCATTCACGTTCTTATACTCATATTATTCGTAATGTATATCCAGACCCATCAGCAGTTTTTGACGGGTTATTAGATGTAAAAGAAATACTTGAATGTGGTAATGACATTGCAACTTATTATGATGATTTAATAAAGGATAACAATTCAGCAACAAATAAAATGGACCATAAACGCTCATTATGGATGTGTATGATGAGTGCTAATGCTTTAGAAGGTATAAGATTCTATGTATCATTTGCATGTTCATGGGCATTTGCTGAACTGAAAAAGATGGAAGGTAACGCAAAAATTATTAAGTTTATTGCAAGAGATGAAAATACTCACCTTGCTGCAACAACTACAATGATTAAATTATTATTAAAAGAAGATAAAGACTTTGTAAAAATTGCTAAAGAAAAAGAAAATGAAACAATAAAACTATTTACAAGGGTTATTGAACAAGAAAAAGAATGGGCACAATACTTATTTAAGAATGGTTCAATGATTGGATTAAATGAAACAATATTAAAAGACTATGTAGAATGGATAGGTTGTAAACGAATGAGAGCATTAGGTTTACCTTGTCCATATAGTGTACCTCAAGCAAATCCACTACCATGGACGGAGAAATGGATTTCCGGAGGTAATGTACAAGTAGCACCACAAGAAACAGAAATTAGTTCTTACGTTGTTGGTGGAGTTAAACAAGACGTATCAGAAGATACATTTAAAGGGATGGAATTATGATTACTATATATGGAAAAACACAATGTCCATACTGTGATATGGCAAAACAACTATGCGAGTCTAAAGGCGTAGAATACGAATATAAACAATTAGGTACAGACTTTGGAAGAGAAGAGATGTTAGAAACTTTTCCTGGAGCTCGTACATTTCCACAAATTATTTTTATGGGTGAAAAGATTGGTGGATATACAGAATTGCAAAAGCAATTTGAATAGGAACTAAAATGGAACCAAATCACTGGTACACACATAACTGTGATTTTTGTTTTACTTCAACAAAGATGTATTTTGAAGATGAAAGACCTGACCCTATCTATTGTCCGCATTGTGGTTCAGCGGTAGAACCCATAGATGAACTCGATTTTGATGAATAAATAGATTAATGGAATGGGTTTACGAAGGCAAAAAATACGAACTGCCGGAAGATTACGATCACAAAGACGTTTATGGTTTCGTGTATCTCATAACGAACAGAGCGACAGGAAGGATGTATGTGGGAAAGAAATTCTTTTGGAGCAAAAAAACACTCCCAATAACAAAGACAAGAAAGCGTAGAAAAAGATTACTTGTTGAATCAGATTGGAAGAACTATTATGGAAGTAATACATACCTTAAAGAAGAAGTAGAAAAACAAGGTGATGAAATGTTCCATAGAGAAATACTACACTTATGTAAAACAAAAGGTGAATGCGCTTATATGGAAGCTAAAGAACAGTTCGATCGAGATGTACTTATTGATGATAAATATTATAATGGTATTATCAATTGTCGTATTGGTGCACAATCAGTCAAAAATTTAAAATAAGCGGTTTACATTTGGTCTAAACTATGGTATAATAGATCTATATATGGCAAAAATATACAAATTTCCTACGGGCGAAGAAATTACACCGGATATCGATCCTATTACAGCTACCTCGGATGAATGTGTAGAAATATCTCAATACCTAATGGAAGTCTTAGAAGAATTTATAATTACAGGTCAAGCATCTGATGATGAAAGATTTATGGATATGAATTTTAGAGATGAAAGTATACAAGAATCGAGGGATATGTTTGTTCTTGTCAATATGATAAATGCGATGTTAAATAGGTATATGGGTATTCCACATAGATTACATCGTACTTTTGATAGAGCTTATGTTGAAATTAAAGCTTTATTACATGCAAATGAAAAAGGTCGTGAAGAACTCGAAAAACTTTTAGACCAACTTGAGGACGAAGATAATGATACTACTTGATTATTCACAAATTGCATTAAGCAATATTATTGTGCAAAAACTAAATGATGAACAAATGATAAGACATATGATACTCAATAGTATTCGTATGTATAATAAAAGGTATAGAGATGAGTATGGCCAAATGGTTATATGTGCAGATGGTATGAATACTTGGCGTAAAGATTACTTTCCATATTACAAAGCAAATAGAAAAAAGGGTAGAGAAGAATCAGATCAAGATTGGAATGAAATCTTTAGAATTCTACATTTAGTCAAAGAAGAAATCAGAGATAATTTACCATATAAGGTTATACACATGGACGGTGTAGAAGCTGATGATATTATTGCATCATTAGTTATGGAAACACAAGAGTTTGGTAAAGATGAACCTGTAATGATTGTATCAAGCGATAAAGACTTTATACAATTACAAAAATATAAAAATGTCAAACAGTTTAGTCCTATACAAAAGAAAATGGTTACAGATGATAACCCTAGGACCTATGCATTTAATCATATAATGAGAGGTGATTCAGGTGATGGTGTACCTAATGTACTATCAGCTGATGATACATTTGTTTCTGAAAAATCACAAACACCATTAAGACAAAATAGAATTAATGAATGGTTAGAGAATTCAGATAACCTTAGAGATATCATGCCAGAAGAAATCTATAGAAATTACCAAAGAAATAAAAAGCTTATTGATTTGACTGAAATACCAGAAGATATCCAAACAACTATTATAAATACTTTTATGGAACAAAAAGTTCCAATGAAAATGAAAGTATTAAACTATTTAATTAAAAAAAGATGCAATCTATTGATTGAAGTCGTGGAGGAATTTTATAATGGCTAAACCATTAGTAAACGAAATATTTGAAAACGTAGGCAAATTAAAAACAAAAGCTGAAAAAGTCAAGTATTTACAACAAAACAATTTACCAGCCGTAAAGGACGTGCTGAGAATCAATTTTGACAATGACATAGTATCATTGTTACCAGAAGGTAAACCGCCTTACAAAGCAGAAAACACACCAAGAGGTATGTCGCCTAGCACATTACATAGAGGATTTAAAAGATTTAAATATTTCTTTAAAGGACCTTATAGTGGTATGAATCAAGGTAAAAGAGAAAAACTCTTTGTTGGTCTACTTGAATCAGTTCATGAATCTGAAGCAGAAATGTTATGTTTAGCTAAAGATAAAAAAATGAAGTATAAAGGTTTAACAATAAATGTAGTTCAGGATGCTTTCCCTGGATTACTTAAAGTAACGAAGAAAGAAAAGAAAGAAGAGGAGTAAGCCTATAGGAAAATCTACATCATGAGCTTAATTAATTTTTATATAAGGAGTTTTTATGAGTTCAATAAATGTAGAAAAGCTGAAGAAAGATATTTCAAAGGCAACAAACTATTCCAGGAGATTAGCTTGTAAAGGTAAACAAGATTTATCATATAAAATGAAAAAGAAAATTTTAGTGTTAAATGATTACTTACAAGACATGAAAAAAGAATAGTTTACATTTTGATAAAACTGTGGTATAATATATATTATGAACATATTTGTATTAGATAATGATCCGATAATTGCAGCACAAATGTTGTGTGATAAGCATATACCTAAGATGATTGTTGAATCAGCACAAATGCTATCGACAGCTCATCGTATGTTAGATGGTACACCAATACGTAGACCATCTAAGTCAGGTAAAACAATGCAACAATATTATACCTTTGGAGATGAACGTGATGATATGTACTATCTTGCAGTTCATAAATATCATCCATGTACTACATGGACTATGGAGAGTATACAAAATTACAATTGGCATTATGAACACTTTAATGCTATGTCAATTGAATATGAATTCCGTAGAAAAAAAGTTCATGCCACCTTTGAAAAATTAGGTACATTATTATCTAAAGCACCAAAGAATATTCCAAATATAGGTCTTACCGAATTTGCACAAGCAATGAATCACTACCCACAATGTAAAGTACCAGGCGATGCTGTACAAGCATATCGTAATTACTATCATGAAGCGAAACCATTTGCAAAATGGGAATGGGGTAGACAAGCACCAGATTGGTGGAGAGGATATCAACATGCCAGTATATGAATTTAAAAACAAAGAAACAGGCGAAATTGAAGAACATATAATGAAGTATTCTGATAAAGAACAATTCATTAAAGATAATCCTCATTTAGAATCTGGTATATTTACAGCACCACCAATTAACTATAGTGGTCAAGCAGCTCAGTCACTTTTGGGTAGAGCTGGTGATGGGTGGAAAGAAGTTCAATCACGAATTAAAGATGGCTTACCACCTAAGGATAGACATTTAATAAAAACAAAATAAGTAGTATTATTTGAATTTATTTATAATCATGAGTTATAAAGTATTATATATATTATTGATATGACAAAATCTAAGGAAGAAAAAATACTACAAGCAATTAACTTATCACCCGACGAATCGGTTATTGAAAGGTTAATAAAAGTACATCCTATGAAGCAAATAACATATGCTGCTATTATACAAGTACTTGTGTTTGGATTTATGTTGCTAGCCTTCTGGACGATTGGTCATTT